ATGGCCACGGCCCGCAAGGGTGGCCGCATCGGCCAAGTGCCGTGGGAGAAGACGCACCCCGTCAACACCTTCTGGGACATCGGCCTGAACGACGAGATGGCGATCTGGTTTCACCAGCGCATCGGCCCGCAGGACCGCTTCATCCGCTACTACGAGAATTCCAGCGAGACATTCGGCCACTACGTCGCCGAGATGCAAAAGCATGGGTATGTGTGGGGCCGGCATTACCTGCCGCATGACGGCGACACCCAGCGCCTCGGCATGGAGAAGAATTGGACGCCACGCCAGATGCTTGAAGAGCTCGGCCTGCGCAACGTCGAGATCGTGCCGCGCATCGACCGCGTGCAGACAGGCATCCAGATGACGCGCAACGCCTTCGCCTCGGCATGGTTCGACGAGCAGGGCTGCGCCCAAGGCCTCAAGCACCTCGATATGTATCGCAAGGAGTGGGACGCACAGCGCGGCGTGTGGAAAGACGAGCCACGCCACGACAAGGCATCCAACGGCGCCGACGCCTTCCGTGGCTTCGGTCAAATGCGGGAAGAACTGTATGGAATGTCGGCTAGTTCGGTAAAACGTAGTAAGCCGCGTAGTTGGAGAACAGCGTAAACTAGATCACGGCAACCCGCTGGCCGATTTCAGCGGGACTTTTTGGAGCATCCTTATGACAGACAAAGACTATTCATTCGGTGAAAAGGCCGTTGGCCTGACATTCAACCCAAGCGGAGAAGACGCCGTATCGAAGTGCAAGGCGGAATTTGCTGCCGCAATCGACCGCATGAACGATCTGCGCAACGCAACCGACAACACGGAAGTGAAGCGCATGGCATCTATCGCGATCACTGAAGCCCAGACTGCGCAGATGTGGGCGGTCAAAGCTCTGACATGGAGGGGCTAAACATGAACCGCGAACAAATTGCCCGCGTGTGCCACGAAGTAAACCGCGCTTATTGCCAAGCGCTCGGCGACCACAGCCAGCCAGCATGGGAAGACGCGCCGCAGTGGCAGAAGGACAGCGCCATGATGGGCGTGAACCTGCACTCCGACAACAACGTCGGCCCCGAAGCCAGTCACGAGAGCTGGATGGCTCAGAAGGTGGCCGAGGGCTGGGTATACGGTCCAGTCAAAGACCCAGAAGCCAAGACGCATCACTGCATCGTGCCTTTCGACGTTCTGCCACAGGCCCAGCAGGCCAAGGATTTCATCTTCCGCGCCGTGGTGCATGCCCTGCGCCAAACGGCACCAAGAGACATGCTTGAGCTACCCGTGGTGGACATGGGTGAGAGCGCAAAGTGAGGAAAACCCTCATCACGTGGTGGGTGTGGACGGCTCGCCCGTTCATGCTCCACCCCATCCGATCCATCACACAGCTCTTTGAGCGCCAGCCCGTGACCGAGGACGACCTCGAGCACCTGACGCCAGAAGAGCGAAAGGCCTTGAAATGAATATCTTTGACCGCAAACCCGCCATCGACCTCAGCCGCCACCACTTCATGCGCGAGCTGGGCGACCTCGTGCTGTTTGGCACGTGGGTTTACAACGAGGACATCGAGGACACCGAGCCCGCCCTTGTCGTCATGCCGCGATACCGCCCGCCAAGCACAGTGATCCCATGTGTGGTAGCACTTTCAGCGGCTTATCTCTATAATGACCCCAAGTATTGCGTCAGAGCCGCAAAGGGCATGGCAAAGGCATTAGGGTTCGAAGACAGCATGAACACGACGCATCGCATCGCGGACATTCTGCACTCGCACCTGCCGGACCTTATCAGCATGCCTGTCGATCCGTCGCAGGCTGTGGTGGTGGGAACGGCTGACGTGAATTTCGGCGATGGTCAGAAGAAGACCGTCGAATTCTTGGATTACGAGCAGACCAAGCAGATTTAAGGGGCAGCAATGTTCGACATCAACGACGCGAATCTCACCCGCGTGGACAAATTCGCGACACCAGTGGACCGATTACCGGAACAAGGTTCGTCGGTCGAACCGCCCCCGAGCACCAATCAGCTCGACAGCAATGACAATCAGGAGCTGCACCGCCGGCTCCTGTCCTACTACCGCCAAGAGCTCGACCGCCAATCGGAAAACCGTTTCCAGATGGCCATCGACGAGGACTACTACGACAACATTCAGTGGTCGGAAGAGGAAGCCAGCCAGCTCAAGGAGCGCGGCCAAGCCCCCATCGTCTACAACGTCACCTCCCAGACGATCAACTGGGTGATCGGCTCCGAGAAGCGTGGCCGCACGGATTTCAAAATCCTGCCGCGCGAAGAGGAAGACACCAAGCCCGCCGAGATCAAGACCAAGCTCTTGAAGTACCTCAGCGACGTGAACCGCCTGCCGTTTTCCCGCAGCCGCGCCTTTGAAGACGCGATCAAGGTTGGCTTGGGCTGGCTCGAGGACGGGGCACAGGACGAGGACGACGGCGAGCCGATCTATTCGCGCTATGAATCATGGCGCAACATCCTGCACGACAGCGCCTCCACCGAGCTCGACTTCTCCGATGGCCGTTACATCTTCCGCTCCAAGTGGGTGGACGTGGACGTCGCCAAGGCTCTTTTCCCCGGACGTGAGGCACAGATCGACGATGCAGTTGTGGACGCCAGCCTTTATGGCTCATTTGACATGGTGGATGGTGACGTCCCCATGGATTACATGGAGTTCGACCGCTCCAATTACTCCGTCGCCCGAACCCTCGTCAGCCACAAACGCCGACGCGTGCGCCTGATCGAAGTCGAGTACCGCGTGCCTGAGAAGGTGCAGCGCCTCAAGGGCGGCGTGTTCAAGGGCGAGATTTACGACCCGCAGGACCACCGCCACATCAACGCCGTGCAGTCCGGCGCCTCCGCCGTCGCCTCCAAGGTGATGATGCGCGTGCGCCTCGCCCACATGACGGTCAAAGACCTGTTGTGGGAAGGACCAAGCCCGTACAAGCACAACCGCTTCCGCTTCACGCCGATCTGGTGCTACCGCCGTGGCCGCGACAACCTGCCTTACGGCATGATCCGCTCGATCCGCGACATCCAGGACGACGTGAACAAGCGAGCCTCCAAGGCTCTGCACATCCTGAGCTCGAACAAGGTCATCATGGACGAGGGCGCACTGCCCGACACCATGACCATGGACGAATTCGCCGAAGAGATCGCACGCCCAGACGCCATCATCGTCAAGCGTGCCGGCAAGGAGCTCGTCATCAACGCCGAGCGCGATCTGGCCGCACCCCACCTCGATCTGATGTCACGCGGCATCAACATGATCCAGCAGGTCGGCGGCGTCACCGACGAGCTCTTGGGCCGCACCACCAACGCCGTGTCAGGCATCGCGGTGCAGAAGCGTCAGGAGCAGGGCAGCCTCGCCACCAACAAGCCCTTCGACAATCTGCGCCTTGCCGCCCAGATGCAGGGCGAGTTGCAGTTGAGCCTGCTCGAGCAATTCTGCGACGGTCAAAAGACCTTCCGCATCACCAATGAGCGCGGCACGCCCGAATTCATCCAGATCAACAACGGCCTGCCCGAGAACGAGATCACCCGCACCAAGGCGGACTTCATCATCTCCGAAGCCGACTGGCGCAACACCATGCGCCAAGCCGCTGCCGAGCAGCTCATGGACATGATCGCCAAGATGCCTCCGCAGGTGGGCCTCATGCTGTTGGACCTCGCCGTGGAAAGCATGGACCTGCCCAACCGCGAAGAGATCGCCAAGCGCATCCGTGCACAGTCCGGCATGAAAGACCCCGACCAGAAAGAGCCGACGCCCGAAGAAATGGCGCAGATGGAAGCGCAGCAAAAGCAGCAGCAATTCCAAGAAGCGCTGGCGATGGCCGAGCTCGACGGCAAGAACGCCGACACCGACAAGAAGGTGTCCGACGCCAAGCGAGCCATGGCTGCCGCCGAGCGCGAGCTGGGACTGGCGATGAAGGATCGCGTCGACGCCACGAGCACGGCCATGACGGCTGCGCAGATGGTCATCACCATGCCAACGACCGCCAAGGTGGCCGATGGCATCTTGCAGGAAGCTGGCTGGCGCGACTTCACCGCCGGCGCCGTGTCGGGTGGCCTGCCACCGATGCCGGCCCAGCCCCAGCCAATGCCGCCACAACCTGAACAGCAGCCGATGCCGCCTGAACAGCAGCAACAGCCAGCGCCGCAGGATGTGCCTCAGCAGGACATGCCGCAGCAGGACATGCCGGCAGCATAGAATTGGGCTTGACCCATGAATCGGGGCGCAAGCCCCACCAACCACTCCCAAGGAGCTCTTGACCATGACGACAGCAAACCAAGACATTGACGACGGCCTGACCGAAGAAGAACGCGCCGCACTGGTGGACGAGGAAGGCGATACCGAAAACGCCGCCGATCCCAAAGCCGCCGACACCGAAGCCGCCGCCGAAGCCGCAGCCGGCGCCGACGACAAGGCCGCCGAGGACGCAGCCGCAG